ATCAATTTTCCCGATGAATTTGATGTGTTAAACGACTGTGTCACAGATACAAAACTCACATTATGCTTTTCAAACAAGGCGACAATTTTCGAAAAATCAAACAGAGAACGGGACAATCGATCGATTTTATAAACCACAACCATATCGACTAATCCAGCCTTGATATCTGCAAATAATTCTTGTAAGGCAGGACGGTTCATTGTGCCACCAGAAAAACCGCCGTCATCGTAACGCTTTTCGATTAGTCGCCAATTTTCATGAACCTGGCTTGCTATATAATTTTCGCCAGCTAAACGTTGTGCATCAAGCGAATTGAACTCTTGATCTAATCCATCTTCACAGGATTTTCTTGTGTATATCGCACACCTGATGAATGTTGCATTTGATTCTTTCTTTTCCATTTCATTCCTCATTTTAAGTTTAGGTACAGCTTGATATAAAACATTGCGTCCAGGTGCAACTTGGTCATGCTGATACTCCGAAAAATTTGAGCCCGTTCCATTTGGTTCCAGTAATTTTAGTGGCTATTGCCGAAAGTGATTTGTAAACCATTCCATCGTATGAAAAGCCATCATTTACAACCATAACTTCGTAAATTTTATCGTGGTAGTTTTTCGTAATTACCGTGCCGATTTGCGGACTAAATTTTTTTATTTTTTTAGCCGTTGGTGTAATGCTTTTTTTCTGAGTTGCTTTTGCACAAGCTTTAATTTTATCTTCAGTCTCAACCGATAAAGCACCATACTCAATTTCCTGTATTTTGTAGGCTATTTTGCTAATCATATACTTTCTGCTGTTAACTTCAGGTTCATGATCGAACATTGTCCGCCAGACGTTATCCAATTTTCTAATTGGCATGCTTTGTAGTTTTGTTATCTGTTTTATAATTGTAAGATTATGCGTGTTTTTCATTGTAATTTATCCTCCAAATAGTCAATATCGTTATCGCTATTTCCGCTCCAAATGCGTTCACAGTCAAGTCTTAAGTTCGCTTTTTTGTTTGCTTTTGCGTCTTTTTGAGCAAGAGAATATCGAACAATGGCTTTATAAATTATCCTCGCCAGAAGTTCGGCTTTAGAGACGTTTTGATCGTTTGTTTTTTGCATGACTGTTGACCTTATCCTAATAAAATTTTTCCAGAAATTACGTAGACCTTTTTGTTTCCATATGGTGTCCATTTTTGCTGTCGATAATCACCGTTGCGATCTTTGAGTAAAAACCCTTTTTCGATTAACAAAGAAATCACTGATTTTCGACTGAAGTTTTTGCAAATTTCGTTTTGAAACACTGACGGCGAAACGAAGAATGTCACAGCATCTTGGTAAACAGATTTGTAGCCAGCCATGTTGCTGATTTTCTGATCTTTAGCACCATCTAAATCGAAAAACCGACTGTGTGCGTGCAGTTCAAAAAACGACTTAACGTGCTCTAAAATTTGCCTGTTTTCATCATCGCCAACTCCTTCTTTGTCCTCAAGCCATGAATTAAAACATGCCACAGCAGCATTGTATGAAGTACCAGGCTCCCAGCAAATAACACCGTATTTAATTGCCAATTCTCCAGCAAAGCCAACCAGCATGAAATGCTCAAAAGCCCTCATGTCTTGACCTTCAGCATCAGCTGGTAAATACTTCGCTTTTAGTCTTTGAAACTCTTCCTTAAACTCTCGCCTAATTTCATCTGAACGCTTTAAAACCTTTTCGATAAACGCAATTGACGCTGTGCCGTAATATTTGGACGCATTACCTCGCAAGTAGCTCGAGAACTCGGCTCCATCTTGGAAATTATGCAAATCCTCAAAGATGCCGAAGCTTCCAGGAAACGCTTTTACAGGAATGTTCAAAAATCGCACCTTTTGTCCAGCTTTCGATGCTTTATTCGCTTCTGACATATGAGCGTTTAAATCAACCTCGCCACTAGACAGGAAAATCAGTCGCCAAAATAGCGTTTCTCTTGCGTTGCAGTTCTTGTCTAGTCGTTGCTTGCCTTGACCATTAGCTAGCATATACGCAATATCTCCTGCTTTAATCGGTGAAACTTCTGATAACTCATCTAAAATCAGCAAGGCATCATTCCTCTTTATCGCGGTATTCTCAAGAGCATTGTCTGTAGTTTTCCAAGAAACAACATAATCTTGGTTACCAAATACAGATGCGGCCACATTCAAACTTGTTGTTTTACCTGATGAGCTATTCCCGACAAAATGAAATCCGAAGTTTGGTATTTCGCATGACTTAAGCAAAACACTTGCAAATGCAGCACTAACAGCAAATATTAACCTTGAGTTGCCTTCGCAATACAGAGCTATTCCATCGTTCCAGTCTTTTAATGAACCGGAGGATTTAATCGCCTTATCTTGCAGAGAATCATCAAGGATTATGTCTGATATCTCTGTTCCGATCACACAATCAGGACGAATGTAGACATTTTCATGAAATCCACAACGTGAAATCAATGTTGCTTCTTTGCTTGGAACAGAGCTTGAGATGTATTCAATCAGTTTGCGTTTAGAAAACGAGTTCCCAACGAACACGAAACCTTTGCTGAGCAACTTTATGCGAATTTGCTCTCCGTCATAAGTAAACATTTTCGGTTTTATTGTGATTTTAAGCAATTCTCCTTTGTAATCTTTGAACTCTATAAGTCTACTGATTTCATCTTGAGTTCGGATAAACGCTGCAACTTTAATGTAGTTTGAAATACGAATCGGCTCAGCTGTTTTCTTATCAAAGCAGTACAAGCCTTCATCTGAAAGCATAAATCCTGCTGGGATATCACTCTCTATCAATGGATTTAATGCAGCGACAACGGCTTGTTTGCCTTCTAAAATGAAGAGGTCATTAAAATCTGTAGGCTTTGTTGAATTATCTTTGAATGTCGGAACAATTACTGTCGCATTGACGGACTTTGCTGCTTCTTTGGCTTTCTCGAGGCCTGTATTTGCATCTCCGTAAGCGTCATTGTCTGCGCAGAAGATAAGCTTCAAATCTGGATACTTTTCTCTTACAGCTAATGCCACATGTTTTAAATTGCCAGCATCAAACGCAATAATTACAGTTTCTCCTGTACATTCATGTATGGTTGCACCTGTAGCGTATCCTTCGCAAATAAATGCACGTACAGCATTGTTTATGTCTCCGACGATAAAATGACAGGAATTTTTCTTTCCACCGCTCAGAAAGCGTTTATGGCCGTTTAAATCGATAAATTGTAGCGTACATAAATTGCCTGAATTATCATTCAGCGGTATTACAAGATTATCTCTGTACTTTTTTAAGCCATGTGATAAAACTCTTTTCTTATCAAGATACGGATGATTTACTACATCGTTTGATTCGCTCCAAATAACGCTTGCTTTCTGTGCTGCGTATTGATGAACCTTGTTTAATTCGCTTTCTGCCGACTGACGTGCTAATTCCATTGCATGAACTGCTTGTGCTTTTCGCTCTCCATTGTAGTCATGATCAAAGACGTGATTGCTAATTCCTTTCACAAAATCACCAAAGATGTACCCTCCATGAAATTTACGTAACCAGTAACGATTGTTTTTTCCCCAGCGAATGATTTCAAATGATTCCGTATTCTTATTCGGCGCTGGTATTCCAGCACTTTCAAGTGCTTTTAAAATACTAAACATGCCATTCTCCTCATTTGACCAAATATTGGCAGGTCAAGCGATTTTCGTGACCAAACGCGACATTTTGAGACATCGCAAAATTATACAAAAATGTACACGAAGCTCTGTGTATCAGGCGTTGAAAGCCATTTAAAGAACAATCAGGCTTTAATGCGTTTAAATCATGTGTTTTTTTGTTGGATACTTTGGTGATGTAAAAAGAGCCTCGTATTTCAGCGTTTCTTAATCCAATATCTAATATCCATGTGATTATATGACTTATATATATTTTTTTTATTATTTTACATAAGGATTCATTATATAAATATATATTATATATATAGTATAGATAGATAAGATAGATAGATATAAATAATATATAATATATTGTATTATCAATAAAACTTATAATATCTAATTTAATAAATAACATACTCAATATACCTAAATAATATTAAACTTTAAAACATTCATTCCTTTTAGAGAGACCAGAAGCTCCAGTCTCTCAGTGTTTTCAATTACTTTTCATTCTGCCTGCAGACGTCCTTAAAGCCGCACATTTTACAGCGAAAGAACGCTGGATCACTTGAAATACAAGGCAGGAGCTCGTTACTTTCACTGGCTTTAATGATCTGCACAGCCCTGTCGGAATAACGTTGTGCCGCCTCAGAATCAAACGGTATCAGCTCAAAATAGAGTTCCGAGGTATCTTTGTTCAGTGCTGTAAACAAGCATTGCTCGAGATTCAAGTAAGCCATGTACAGCTGGATTTGAGCAAAATATAAAGGCTTTGTAATTAGCAGACCTCGTTTGGCTGTATCGTTCCAGCTCTTGCTGTTCAGGCTTTTGTTCTCCCATAAGGTCTGAGGTCTTAAGCCACTTTCTTTTAACTCTTCTGGAATTCCAGAGATGATTCCATCAACATGGCCTTGAAGTCTGCCTTCTGCAATTGAAAATCCGAATTGTTCGCCATCTTCGTTTCTTGTTTTTAGCTCAAAACCAGCAATCCTGAGCCATTCGGCAACAAGATCTTCCAAGCAATGTCCGATATCGAACGTTCTCAAGGTTTGAGCAGAAACAGGCGATTTATGACCAAGGTACTGCAGTTGTACTTTGCGTAAGCACTCATCGCCAAGCATCGATGCTCCAAGATAATTTCGTTGCTCTTGATGGGCATAACGTTCTTGCATTTTTTGATCCAGTATTTCATTAATTTGATGCATTATGAACTCCTTTGGCTTTGGTCATATTTAATCTTGGTTTGAATGTTTTATTATTTTCGTTCAAGAAGTAGTTTACAAAGTACTGTTGCCCCGTACCTGTGACTTTTACAGTTTTGTTTATCGTTACATGTCCATCAGAATGAGTAATAGCAGTTTCTTTGATTTTAAATAATTGACGATTCATCGCTTTTTGTGTTGGCATGTTGTAATCGCTTCCGTTTCTACGAACTAAAAAGCCGTCATGACGTAGTCTCTCAAACAAACGATTCTGCCCTATTTCTATTCCGTTTCCTTTTAGAATTTTTGCTAATTCACCAATTAACACATCACTATCAGAAACTGAAACAGCATCAGCAAATACAACTTTTGGTTTGTCGATTTCAATTTGATTTTGCAACATGGTTTTTTCACGTCGTTCTTGCTGAAGTGTTCTGATGAGCTTCACCCACATATCAGGATCTGTCATAAGTTCTTCCATCTTATCAGAAGTGATATATGCTCCGTGCTTGCGAATCGTTGGAAGAACCTCATGCGTTATCCACCTCATAAATTTCTTGGCTTCTGGTTTATCTGAACGAAGAATAACTTTGTATAAACCTGATTCGTTAGTGATATTTGTCATTCCCTGACGACCTAAGTTCAACTTAGACCGTTCATCTTCATCTAATCTTAAAAGCACGGATGTCGGATTACTTAGACCTAAAACCTCGCACACATCTTTCAGCACGAACCATATTTCGCCGTTTCTGACAGTTGTTCTTACATTTGCGTTCTCGTAGTTAAAAATTTTCAATTCGCTATTCTGCATAATAAATTCCTCTTCAAAATTAAAGTTACACTCAAAAATCAAGACAAAACTCAGGCGTCACGTTTTTAATCTGAAAACGCAATTGATGCTTACAAATTGTTTTTGCCTGAGTTAACAGCAAGCGCTACGGCGGAATGATTCGATAAAACATTCGTTACCTACCTTTCATAATCTTCTCAAAAGCCTGAGTTCTCACCTGACACGGCGACACCCCAGCAAAATCGCAGACCATGTTAAAATCCTTGCTGTTCCTAAAAAACCAGGTGATCGCATCGCGCTGAACCCAATATTCTTTTGCGAAAACATCGTCTAAGGCTTGGATGATAACTGATCGCCACAACATCACCTCAGACATCACATGCTCCACGGAATATCGCTGCTATTCATATATTCAGCATACGCAACATGTTCTGGCGTTATTATCGAAACCACTCGATTCTTGTCTTGGTACATTCCGTTTTTATCGTGTTCGATTCCGATTTTTATCACGACATCCAAGTTGTTTAACTCCGCAAATGAAGCGATCTTCCTTGCATTAACAGCGGTTTCAGACATGTCTTTTGGATTTATTCCTTTGGCTGATTCTAAAATTGCTCTTATCCTGGCTTTTCCCATGTTGATCCAGCGATCAGGCCCTTCAAATCCAATCTTATCGAAGATTTTGCGCTTAGCGTACTGACCTTCCAGAATGATAAATTCGCAATTCAAGTAAGCTGTATCGCCTGTTTTGCTTCTCGTGATAAATGGATCTGAAGAATCATTTCCTGGCTTCAAAACCAATCTTGCTTTGGCAATCGTATTCGCTGGAATTAAATCCAAACTGTTTTGCGTTTCTGCTGTGTTAAAGTTCATCATTGTTTTTCTCCTTTGTAATTGTTGTGAAGCAACTTGCTTCTGATCTTGTTTAAAAGTTTTCCGAGATGCGCTTCCTCGATTTCATCTAAATATCCAGATCTGTCCTTCGCTGGATACATGTTTGAGTTCAGAGTCTTGCAGATAAATTTTCGATCGAGTTTTACAGAGTCATCACGAACAGGAACCATCGAAATTACTTCATCAACAATTCCAGGAAGTTCAGCCGTTGTTTTGGCTCCTTCAATTTGTGGAACCCAAGAAGTGTGATGAAAGTCATCTGTCTTTTGCTCTAGCAAGCCAACGAAAATGACATCTTTGTTCGGAATATGCTGAAACTGATTGATCCAGGAACTTATTTCTGCTGCTAACAATCCATACGCTGATCTCACGTCTGGTTTCCCTGATTTTTCTGAAAACGATTCAGGCTGATTCTTGCACCAAGCGAGGCAGAGTTTTGAAGCAATCGTAATAGAATCGATGAAAATGCATTTGTACTTTTCAAAATCACAATCCTTGAACTTTGTTTTGGCTGAATCAAAATGACGTTGTCCGTAAACTGACTTCGATGCTGGATTCACACCTCCAATTAAGCACGCTAAATCTCTTGCATCTTCCCAAGTACGAACCGAAATCGAATCTCCTGACCAGTCTTGCACAGCCAATAATCCTGCTTCAAAATCCAAGCATAGAGTTGGCTCAGACAGCGTTTTCAGCAAACTGGTTTTTCCAATGCCATACGATCCGAAGATGGCCATTTTTACGCCTGAATGTTGCTTCAATCTCTCTTCTGCGGAAATGATTTTCATGACTTATGCCTCCTCAGAATTTGGAATCGAAATTTTAAACTTGGCTTTTCCTGGCGTTATCGTTCGCGCGTCTGCAAACAACGTTTTATCCTCTGGCGACAGCTGTTGGTATTTTCTTTCATCGATTACATGCGTTGTTTTTATAATCGCTTTGCGTTTCTCGTCAGAAATATTTTTGATAATTTCATCGATTTTTTCTGAATCCCATGTAACCTTTTTTGGAACTTCTGCGACAATCTGGAATCCGTTTTCAACGAACTTTGTCGTGCCTGTATCGCGATTTTCATTGCGAAGATTATTTCGCGCAATCTCCAAAAAACGCAGATTCAATGCATCTTCAAGCTTTTCCTTAAGCTCCTTTGTATGATTAACAAGATGCGACATTTGTTCGCTTAAATCCGCTAAATCATACACCGCAAGTTCGCTAAGCTCCTTCGTGCTTAACAATTCGATTGTTGATAAGTTTTTCATTTTTAAATTACTCCCTAATAAATAAACACCGCTATCGTATGAACAGATTTTTCTAAAATATCTTTGAATATCTTTTAAATCCCTGTGAATAGTAACTCTCGATACATTCATTATTTTCGCAATATCAACGATCGTATATTGTTTTAATAACGTATGTATTAATCGATATCTGTTCGGAAAATCTGCAATTTTAGCTTCAACGCTAATATCACAAAAGTTATCTATACTTGGAACAAATTCGATATCTATTTTAGATATTGGAATAAAATGTCGCTTATTAATTTTAATTATGTTCTTTAATGCGCAAGATAAAATTCGAATAAGAAAACGTTCAAAGCTTCCTCGATTAGAATCAAATTTATTTATGCTTTTATACACATAACACATCAATTCTTGTTCTAAATCGTCGATGCTTTTATCGAAAATTTTCCGATCTAATATTCGTGCGTATTTTTGAACATATTTAACAATGCGTTCATCTATTCCTTGGTAACTATTCATACTTTTAGCTCCGTAAAACACCTTAAGTATGATGATTTTGCTTTTACAAGTATCTACTCACCTCGAAAAAAGTTCTCTTCGGCACGAAAAATGAGCCCCTGAAAATCAAGGACTTTTTTAAAAAGTTCTCTTCGCCTCATAAAAAGTTATCGCCTCGGCACAAAAATACCTCGTTATTTATACGAAATCCTTCCCATCTTTTATTTTCGATAATTTGATAATTTATATTCGCAATTTTTTTGATATTGTTTCGAATTTTATAAATTGCATTGTTAATTTGATTCTGTGGATTATCTAAAAAAACTGATTTTTGTTCTAATTGATCGCAAATGGATTTTATATGCAGATAGCAACAGCCATTTTTGATTTCATAAAAATAATGATCGATTAAAATATCAAATATCGCAAACTGTAATTCTGATTTTTTATCTACAATTTTGATGTTGTTTAAATAGAAACCATCATTTTTAACGCGAATAAAATATTTTTTTAAAAAGAAGAGTCTAATTGACTCTATAATTGCGTAGATTTTTTTTCATATCAGCCTTTAAACAAGTTAAATACACAAAATTATAATAAAATTACAATCAAATTAAAAATAATTATAGATTTTTCACAATGTTATGAAACACTTTCTGATTTCTGTTGAATATATACAGTGTAAGGAATGGGTTTGTTTATGAATATTCTTGCACTTGATTTAGGAAGCAAACTTGGTTTTGCGATTTACAGCAATGACTCAATTGAGAGTGGAACTAAGAAGTTATCGCGCAAAACGTTTGGCTCAAGGTTTTCAGAATTTCGCGCATGGCTTATGAAGATTATCACCAAGAATCAGATTGATATTGTGTATTTTGAGCGAGTTTACAGGCATAACGGAACTGAAGCTGCACATGTTTTTGGTGGCTTTATGTATATTTTGGCTTCTGTTTGTGATGAATTACATATTCGTTGCGAAGGCGTTTCTGTTGGAACAATCAAAAAATATATTTCTGAAAAAGGCAATGCTTCAAAGGTTGACGTAATTGATGCTGTAAAACGGCATGGATTTGACCCGATCGATGAT